TAAAACTTATAGAATAGTTAACCGACACAATGATATTAAGGGCGGAGTTGATGCTGGATACACGTTTAGAACCTTAACTCCAAATTCAATTCTAAAGGGTATTAGTATGTCATCCAACTTGGATGCTGAAATGTCTGCTATTGCTTACACCGGAGGTGGTGGTAAATATCCAAGTAAAGCTGTAAATAAAGTTTTTAATTGTACACCAAAAGAAAAGAATGGCTCATCTGGTGCTTTGGAAAACACAAACCAAGCTCTAAAAGAGAAAATAAAACAAATGGGTGATAATTACAACGAAAATGAAATTAGTGATTTTAGAAGCGTTTTAAGAAAGCACTTTATGGGAGCGATATTCCCATCAGGAAAAAGCATTCCATACTCTATTAATCTAAGCGTAACTATTGATGGGGTAGATGGTATTGGATTCTTAAATACATTTACAGTTGATAATCTACCTGGTGGATTTGGTGATGTGTTCTTCGCAGTTGGTGAAATTGAACACTCCGTGTCAGATGGTAATTGGGACACTACTATTGTTGGTTATATGATGATTAACACATAAGATGAGCAGAAGAAGAATATATTACCCAGAAGGAAAAATCCAAAAAGGATTATACACCATCGGAAAACAATGGATGACCGAAGATGGTAAAGAATTTATTGGGTCGTATCATACCTATACGACTGGTGAAGTATTTACACAATCTTCATATGTTAGAGATGTATCTAAAAAACTCATCCCATATAAAGACATTACACAAGAGGAAATCAAAACATCTTTTGATTACGACAAGTTGCCAAAGAAACAACCAATATCGGAGTATTTCTTTCCAACATATTCAAAAACAATTCCAACCGAAACTGATTATCTAAAAGGATTTGTATCACGATACTTTGTAAAAAGTAAATTCAACAATGTTCTTATGGAAACATCAGTAAAGGATTATAAGAAAGCAAAAAACGAACATTTTTACAAAACAACCATACCTTGGAAAATTACAGGTGCTGTAAACGATTCGGGCTCCGAGCCCGGAGTTGAGGATACTAACCGAAGATTGGTTAATTTGGCTGAACGTGATGTTCCGCAAATCAAAGATTACATAACAAACTTTGTGGAGTTCCGAAAAAACTTAACAATTTGATAACATTAGAAATTTGGTAGTTCCAAATTATTTCGTATCTTTACTATGTAATAAGAGAGATATGAAAAACATCAAAGAAGAAATCCTCCATCAGTTAGAGAAACCGATTAGTGAACTCACCGCTCAAATCATTGAGAGTGAGAAAGCCCACCACCTTAAAAAGACTGGTAAAGAGTTGAACATCACTCCCCACTTTGAGAAAATGATTCGTTTGAGTTTGGTGATTGACCTAATGAAAGCCCTTCAAAACTACATCCTCCCCACCGATAAGTTGGTTGGGTTCAATTGGTATGGTGGTCCTAAAGGTATTGAGATTTCAGCCGGTATTGAACGAGAAGGAACTAATTACCACTTCGTTACCGAAGCTATTACCGCTGGTGGTTACAACATCCAACGATTCCACTACCGATACATCGTTAAGAGTAAGATGCCGCGTGTGTGGGGTGATTTGGCTAGTGAATATGTGGCTGAACAAAAGAAGATGAAAACCATTGAACGATTGCAAAAGGAGTTGGATTACCTCAATAAGACATACGAGGAGAAACAAACTACATTCAACACCTACTCAGCGATGAATCGTTCAGAACTGATTGAGGCGATGAAAGAGAGTAGTATGTACTCTTGGAGATACGAAGCTTGGAAACGAGATGGTGATGAGAAGTTCTTGGAAGATAGTATCAAAGACTTTAAAAATTGGTACATTGACTGGCCTAAACGAGATATGAAGACCCTCCTCAAACGAATCGCTAAGTTGAGTATCAAAATTGATAACCTTAAATAAAATTTAACAATTTCTTAACATTAAAAGTTTTGCAGTTCCAATAAGTTTCGTATATTTGTTCTGTAAGTGATAGTTAATTAAAAAGTAAAAAATGAATTACGCTGAATTAAACAAAATGTCCATCGAAGAACTTCGTGCCTTGAACGCCAAGTTGATTGAAGTCATTAAGATGAAGAAGTATGAGGTCGCCCTTGATGTTAAAGAGGAACTCTACTTGGGTGCTAATGTTAAGGTTAACCACCCCAAGTTGTTTGGTAAACAACTTCGTGTTGAAAAGATTAACCGAACCAAGGCGGTTCTTAAACTCCTCAATGGTTTCGGTTCTTACACTGTTCCTTTGTCAATGATTGAAATCGTAAAATAATCAGATATGGCTATCGTAAGTAAACCCCAAACACGAGGTATTGAAATTGACCTCACCGGTCCCCAAGGTAACGCCTATTTCCTTCTTGGAACTGCTAAGAACCTCGCTAAAAAATTAGGTTTGAATGGTAATGAGATTACCAAAGAAATGATGAGTGGTGACTACGAACACCTTCTCGAAGTGTTTGATGAAAACTTTGGAATGTTTGTAACTCTCTACCGATAATGTGGGAATATAGAGACATTGAAATTCAAGCCGATGAGTGGGAGGAAGAACAAAAAGTCCTCCGTGATTTGGAACTTTCAAAATAAATTCGTATATTTGTATCCGTGAAGATAGTAGATACAAACGAGAGATTGCATAAAAATATACCCGCCCTGTCAAGCAAGGTGTTGGTATTTCCCATTCTTTCAAGTTTGGAGAAACACCCACACCTTTCTCGTTTGTCTGCTGTTTTGATTTCCGATGGTGAATTGGATTTATTTGTAAACTACAACAACATAGATGCAAGTTGTGTAAGTGATAAGATAGATTTCAGTCAGTTTAAAGAAGTGTGGGTAGTGGGTCTTAAAGAGTTCCTACACCACTATGAGTTCGTAAATAATATGTACGACCTTGAAATGGAGTTATTCCATCAGGCGTCAGATTTCGAGGTAGATGAGAAACCAATCTACACCGTGTTCCGTAGGAGAAAAGCTCCACGAGGTAATGACCTAATTCCAATTTGGAAACATTACGAACAATTCCAAGAGTGGAAAAGGAAATGGTCTGATGTAAATCCAAGTAAGTTTGCACAATTGTATCCAAAGTCTTTAAATTGGATTGAGTTAAGTGGTCTTCATACTTTAAGTGGTATGGAATACACCCAATACAATATGTTGACTACAACCTCACGACCATCTAACACATTTGGTGGTGTCAACTATGCTGCTCTACCAAAAGATGGTGATGTTCGTAAGAGGTTTATTTCACGATTTGAAGGGGGTAAGTTATACCAACTTGACTTTGATGGGTATCACCCACGGCTTATTGGTAAACTCATTGGTGTAGACATTCCGCTTGATATAAAAGCCCACCAATGGTTGGCTGACCAATATGGGGCTGACCTAAAAGACGCAAAAGCAATTACCTTCCGACAATTATATGGTGGTGTCCAAGATGAATACAAACACATTCCGTTTTTCAGTAAAACTGCAGAGTATATTGAAACGTTATGGAGACAATTTTTAGTAGATAAGGTAGTTTATACACCAATCTTCAAACGGAAAATAGTTTTTTCGAATGATTTAAACAAAAATAAGCTATTTAACTACATTCTTCAGTCCGTTGAGACCGAAAGGAATATAATTATACTTGATAAATTGTCTAAAATCAAAACCAACGGCTCTCTACCAATACTTTACACTTATGACTCAATTTTGTTTGATGTCCGTTCGGATGACTCAACGTATATTAGTGAAGTAAAGTCAATAATGGAAAAAGATGGGTTTCCTGTTGGAATTGAGGTAGGGGACAATTATAAAGAAATGGTTACAACACATATTTGATATTTATATTTATGAATAAACTCATTGAACGTATTTCAAAAAAATGGTGGAATGAAGTCGGATACGAACTTTATAAAAATCCTCTGAGCGAAAGGGCGGTTGCAGGATTGTATTCAGTTCTTTTAGAAGAGTTTGATGAGAAGAAAGCCAAAGAGTTAGTTGTTGCTATTTTAGAAGGTGGTGGTCCAATTCCACCAAAAAAAGAAGAAAAGCCAACTGATATTGAAAAAGAGTTGGACCAGTATGATATGTTGACTCAAGCCGAAAAGGATGAGTTAAAGAAAAAACATCAAGACCTTGATGAAGATAGTTGGGTAAAGAACAAAAAGTCTGGCAACGTATACACGGTTAAAAAACCAAACCCAGAAACACATACTACACCAAGCAAGGGTGAGATTGAAAAAGCCCAAAAGGAAAAAGAAGACAAACCACAAGGTGAAGTAAAACAATTTCCATCAGCAACTGTAAAATCAGAACAAGCTAGATTAGCTAAAGTTGATGAGTTATTGGCTGGTCAAGATGAAAACACTTTACAACGAGCTGAAGTCTTAAAACAAAATTGGGACCAATTTGTAAATGCAAAAACTCGTGAAGAACGAGTTCAAGCGGTTCGTGAATTGGCTGACAATAACTTGATTGAAGGACACGCTGGTGGTAAGAAGATTTACCTATCACCAAACAGCGCTTTACCTTACAAACACCTCACGGGTGCAAGTGGTACATCGGTAAGTGAAGAGATGAACAAAATCATCCAAGAAGAAGGAATTGATGTTCCTATGAGGGGTGGGGCTAAAGACCGAGCTTTGGCTGATATGAGTGGTAAACACAACGAAGCTGGCGTGGTATCTTATTTGTTCCCATCAGATGAAAACAAAGCTGCATATGAGTCTACCCAAAAAACTTTAAAAGAGTTGGGTGGTGATGAGGCTAAATTTGACGCAATCAACAAAAAGGCTGCCGATATAATGAAAGCATCATTGCCAGAGGGTTCACAAATTACAGGTGCTCAACAAGTGGGTGGTGTGGGTAAGACCGCATTAGCTAAATTAGGTATTGACCCAAAGGTAGACCCAACCGATTTGATTATCCAATACAAAGACAAAGATGGAAACGACCAGATTATGAAAGTTTCCGCTAAGACCTATACCGACCCCAAGAACATCACAATGAAAAACTCTGGCGTTAATAACGCGGGTGCTACATACTTGGGTGAGATTGGTAAAGACCTTGATGCTAAAGTTGGTGAGTTGAGAAAAAAGTATGCTTGGAATGATAGTATGTCAGATGAAGAAAAAGCCAAGCAGAAAAAAGACTTAAAACAAGCGTACCTTGGTGAGTTCTCATCTAAAATGGAAGAGCTATCAAAGAGTAAAGAAGGTCAACAAAAACTAACTGATATGTGGAAAGATGTCCACGGATGTGGTCAGAACGTACATACGCAGGTAATTAACAAAAAAACCGGTGATGTTCAAATGAAATCACCAGACCACTATTGTAATCCAACTCCACCATTTGGAGTAAAGTTTGATGGTGTTAAACTTGTAATCAATATGGGTGGTAAGGATGATTCATTCTTACAAGTGGATATGAAGACTGAAGATAAAGGTTCACCTAAAATACTATTCAGACATAGAACAAAATAATTACGGAGAGATGAGTGAGAACCCAACTGTTATGCACCTTTACAAATGAGGAGTCGTTTGAGGATATCGTAAACACAATATTAAAGACATATGAATTGTTTAGTAGAAAAATCTTTATCTTAAAATTAGAACCATCAAAAGAATTGGTTGTTAGTTATAATATAATTCCACACGAACAAAACTCTTTCTTACCAAATACTATTATGGTTCACCGAAAGAAAGAATCAAATACAATGTACACCATCAATGCGTTAAATAGACTAATTGCTGACCTAAATAGAGGTGTGGTAGATAAGTCTTTTCAGATTGATTGGGATATTTATAGAAACAGTGTGATACTCACCAATGGGGACTCATACAAGGTTTTGAAAACAAGTTTGTTTCGCATCGTTGATGTTCAGAAATAAAAAATAAAAAATATTTTGGAATACATTTGGAATTGTCAACCAAATGTTGTATATTAGTGACAAGTTTAACAATTAACAATTAAAAAAAGGAAATTATGGCTATTGATTTAAACGCAATCCGTAACCGTCTGAACACTCTTCAGACAAAAGTCCAAAAAACGGACAACCTCTGGAAGCCGACTCCCGGCAAACAGCAAGTACGAATCCTTCCGTACATCCACAACCCCAACAACCCTTTTATTGAACTTTACTTCCACTTTGATTTGGGTGGTAAGAATGTCATCTCTCCGATGTCTTTCGGTGAGGCTGACCCTATTGTAGAGTTTGCTGAAAAGTTGAAGGCAACTGGCAATCGTGATGATTACCAATTGTCACGCCAATTGACTCCAAAGATGCGTACCTATGTACCTATCTTGGTTCGTGGTGAGGAATCTGAAGGTGTTAAGTTTTGGGGATTTGGTAAGCAAGTTTACCAAGAACTTCTTGGATTCTTTGCTGACCCTGACTATGGTGATTTGACTGACCCTGTGAATGGTCGTGATGTTACGGTAGATTTCAAAACCGCAGCTGAAGTTGGTAAATCTTACCCCGAAACTTCAATCCGTGTTAAACCAAACACAACCCCTATTTCAGAAGATAAAAACATCTTGGAATTGGTTAAAGACCAAATTGATTTGTCTACAATGTTCAAGCGTGCTTCTTACGATGAAATGGAAAAAATGCTCCAACAATGGTTGGACACCGGTAAAGTAGAAGAAGGTGAAGAACAAACCGCTGATGTTTCAGTATCTTCAACGCCTGCTCAAACTACCTCTAAAGCTTCTAATGTTAAGGAAGCTTTTGATGACCTATTCAACGACTAATTAAAAATTTATGGCAAAGAAAGTAGAATCAACTCGTGATGAGTTATCTTCTATTCTTGCCTCTAATCTAAACAAGAAGTTTAAGTCCGCCCACAAGGTGGCTTTCTTCTTGGATGGGTCAGAACAAACACCTACCGATTTGGATGAATGGGTGTCTACTGGCTCACCAATGTTAGACCTCGCAATCGCAAACCGCCCTCACGGCGGTTTGCCTGTGGGTCGAATCACGGAGATTACAGGTTTAGAAGGAAGTGGTAAATCACTACTCGCAGCTCACGCTATTGCGGACACTCAAAAGAAGGGTGGGCTTGGTGTTTACATTGACACCGAAAACGCAATGAACCAAGATTTTCTTATGGCGATTGGGGTTGACATCAAAAAGATGTTGTATGTACCTCTTGAAACCGTGGAAGACATCTTTGAAGCTATTGATTCTATTATTGAATCAGTCAGAGCAGCTGATGGTGAAAAGAAGAAATTGGTGACTATTGTAGTTGACTCCGTTGCAGGGGCTTCTACCAAAGTTGAGATTTCTGCTGACTACGACCAAGCTGGATACGCAACTCAAAAGGCGATTATCATTTCAAAAGCTATGAGAAAGGTCACGAACTTGATTGGTCGTGAGCGAATCTCTCTAATCTTCACAAACCAACTCCGTACTCGTTTAGGAGTATCTTTTGGTGACCCTTGGACTACAAGTGGTGGTAAGGCAATCGCATTCCACTCATCTTGTCGTATCCGACTCAAACAAATGGGTCAGTTGAAATCCAAAGTAGGTGGTGTAGACCAAGTAGTGGGTATTAAGACTCGTGCTCAAGTGATTAAGAATCGTATGGGTCCACCTCTTCGTTCTATTGATTACGATATCTACTTTGATAGTGGTATTGACAATTATGGTTCGTGGTTGGAAATGATGAAGACCTACAAACTTGTAAATCAGACTGGCGCTTGGTATACCTATGTGGATACTGAAACTGGCGAAGAAATCAAATTCCAAGCCAAGAACTTTGAAGAAATGATGGAGTCACGACCCGAACTGAAAGAATCAATCTATCAGAAGATTTGTGATACTTACATTATGTCTTACAAAGAGTCCAGCGCTGAATCAAACATTGATAATATTGAAGTAACCGATTTCGATGATTAGTAAATACGCAGAACTCCTCAAGGAAGTTAAGAAAGAACATTTAGAAGTTAAAGATGAAAATCTGAATGATAGAGTGCTTATTGTAGATGGGCTGAATCAGTTCATTCGTGTCTTTGGGGCAGTTCCTGCGTTAAATGACGATGGTGAACACTGTGGTGGTATAACAGGTTTCTTGTTATCCACCGCAGCATCCATCCGAACCCTTAAACCAACTCGTGTAGTTGTAGTTTTTGATGGTAAAGGTGGTTCCCAACGTAGAAAATCAAAATATAGCGGATACAAAGAAGGTCGTACAGGTCTAACCAAAATCAACCGATTGGCTGGTTATGAAGACTTGGAAGACCAACAACAATCAATGAGGTATCAGTTCGCAAGACTGATTGAATACCTACAAGTATTGCCCGTGTCCTTGACTTATATTGACCACGTTGAAGCGGATGATATTATTGCATACCTTGCAAATCATTACTTTAAAAAGGATGTGGTAATTGTGTCATCGGACAAAGACTTTCTTCAGTTAGTGAATCCACGAATCAAAGTGTGGTCTTCTAACAAAAAGAAAATGTATGATGAATCCCTTGTTAGGGAAGAGTATGGTGTAATACCACAAAACCTTGTCTTCTATCGTGTTTTAACGGGCGATAAGTCAGATAACATAACCGGAGTTAGGGGTGTGGGTGATAAAACCATAGAATCCAAAATGTCGTTCCTAAATAATCGTGAATTTGAGTTAGATGAGTTTATAAACGAGTGTTCTAACGTAGACCCAAAACTATCAAAAAAACTGATGGAGAATGTGGATGTTATACGAATGAACTTCGACCTTATGCAACTACGAAACCCCGAAATCTCATCTTCAATTACATCAAACATCCGAAATATTATGGATGGTGGAACTCATAGATTGGATACAATTGAATTCAAAAAGATGTTTATGGGAGACAAATTGTATACTGCTTTTGCTGATGTGGATTCTTGGTTAAGAAACTCATTTTCAAATTTAGATAATCTAATCAAAAAAGATTTGGATAATCAAAAATAAAGTTGTATATTAGTGTCTATGGAAAAATTCGGAAGTAAATACGGAACATCGTTCCAGAATAAAATTGTATCAGCGCTGTTAGGTGATAGGAGTTTTTCTCGCCAAGTGTTTGACATTCTAAAGCCAGAATACTTTGATTCAGAAGCATCAGAGTGGTTGGTTAAAGAAATTATGTCTTACGTTAGTGAGTATGAAAAGCTACCAACACTTGATGTGTTGAAAGTCCGAATTAATTCTATTGATAGGGATGTTCTTAAAACAACTGTCGTAGACACACTCAAGTTTGCGTGGAATCATCTTGAAAGTGATGATTTAACTTATGTTAAAGAACAAACCCTTGACTTTTGTAAAAATCAATGTATCAAAAATGCTATTCTTGACTCCGTAGAGTTATTGGAACAAGGTAAGTATGATGTGATTAAACGGAAGGTTGATGATGCTATGAAAGCAGGTCAAGATTCCGATTTGGGACACGAATACAAAACTATGATTACCGAACGATACGAAGATTCTATCAGAAATGTAGTATCAACAGGATGGCAGGTTATTGATGAAATTACGCAAGGTGGTTTTGGGAAAGGTGAGTTGGTTTTATTTGCCGCCCCTCCTGGCATCGGTAAGTCGTGGTCTTTAATTAACATCGGCGTGGCGGCGATGAAATTGGGTAAGACCGTGGCTCACTACACCCTCGAATTGAACGAAGGGTATGTAGGTCAACGATACGATGCTGTTTTGAGTAAGATTGCAGTTGCAAATCTGAAATACAATATGGAAGATGTTAAAAAATCAGTTACGAGTGTAAAAGGAGACCTGATTGTAAAACACTACCCTACCAAAACCGCCAGCGTAACTTCATTAAAAGCCCATATGGACAAAATGATTTTACAAGGTAAAAAACCTGATGTAGTGATTGTTGACTACGCTGACCTACTCCGTGGACCCTCTAACAAAGAACGACACGAAGAGTTAGAAACCATTTTTGAGGATTTGAGAGGTATGGCTGGGGAGTATGAAGTCCCCATCTACACTGCGTCTCAAATCAACCGAAGTGGCGCAGAAGATGACATTATTACAGGTACAAAGATTGCAGGTTCATTCTCAAAAATGATGACTGCTGACTTTGTTGTATCCCTTTCTCGTAAGATTGAAGACAAACTTGCTGGTACGGGAAGATGGCACGTTATCAAGAATCGTTTTGGTCCTGATGGTATGACTTTTCCATCCAAAGCCAACTTCTCAACCGGTGAAATTTCCATCTATAACGATGATTCCATTTCTGGTCAACAAACCAAAAAAGAGATGAAAGGTGGGGAGAGTTTAGTAAGAAAAGAACTTGCTCAAAAATACAAAGAAATGAAGGGTGAAATTAATTTCTAATCACTATGTATATTCACCCACACAAAAATATGTCTAACAATTTACAGGAGAAATCGTATGTCTCTATTCGATAATCGTATCCCATTTAAACCATTTGAATACCCAGAATACTATACCGAAGGTTGGTTGAAACAAGCACAAGCTTTCTGGCTCCATACCGAAATCCCAATGCAAGGGGATGTTAAGGATTGGAATGAAAATTTGTCAGTTTCTGAAAAGAATCTTGTTGGTAATATTCTATTAGGGTTTGCTCAAACTGAATGTGCGGTATCCGATTATTGGACTACGATGGTAACAAACTGGTTTCCTAAACACGAAATCAAACAAATGGCAATGATGTTCGGTTCGCAGGAAACAATCCACGCAACCGCATACTCATACTTAAACGAAACGCTCGGTCTTGATAACTTTGAAGCGTTCTTACACGAACCCGCAACTGCTGAAAGATTTGAGAATCTTGCCGGAGTTTCTTCTGATTACACTTACGAAGATTTGAAGTGGAACTCTGAAGCAAGAGAAGAGGTAGCTCGTTCACTCGCAATCTTTTCCGCATTTGCCGAGGGGGTATCATTATATTCTTCCTTTGCTGTATTGTATTCGTTCCAAATGAGAAACCTATTGAAGGGTATTGGACAACAAATGAAGTGGAGTGTTCGTGATGAATCACTACACTCTAAAATGGGATGTCAACTCTTCAGACATATGTGTGATGAGTATCCTGAATTAAGAAAATCCGTAAAGGATTCGGTTTTTGAAGCAGCTCAATTGATTCAAAAATTAGAGTTCAATTACATTGATAAGATGTTTGAGATGGGTGACCTTGAAAACCTCACAAAAGAAGACCTCAAGAACTTTATCAGTCAGAGGTTGAATGAAAAATTGGCTGAACTTGGTTATAAAATCGAGGATGGTTTATTTTTTGAGTACGATAGAGAGTCAGCTGAAAAACTCGAATGGTTCTATCATTTAACAGGCGGTTTAACACATACTGATTTCTTCGCTCTACGACCAACGGATTACTCCAAGGCAGGTGAGGGTGAAAATTGGGATGATATATTTTAATAAATTATGGCAAAGAATTATGGTGAAGAATTGGGTTGGGAGCTCGGAGTAGATTTTCCAATCTGGGGTAATACGGAGATTTATGTTAAAACTATTTCTAAAGGATATCTCCTCGCAGGAGAAACTCCAAAAGACGCGTATTGGAGAGTCTCAACCGCTGTTGCACGCAGGTTGGGTAAACCTCATCTCGCTAGTAAGTTTTTTGATTATATTTGGCGTGGCTGGCTTAATCTTGCTACTCCTGTACTTTCTAATACTGGCACCGATAGGGGTCTTCCGATATCTTGTTTCGGCATTGATGTCGGTGATTCAATCCAAGAGATAGGTCAAAAAAACCTTGAAATGATGTTACTCGCCAAACACGGCGGTGGTGTTGGTATTGGTGTAAATATGATTCGTTCGGCTGGTTCAAGAATCACCGGAAATGGTACATCTGATGGTGTAGTTCCATTTTGTAAGATTTACGACTCAACCATCCTCGCAACCAACCAAGGTTCGGTTCGTAGAGGCGCTGCATCAATCAACTTAAACATTGAACACGGTGACTTTGATGAGTGGATTGAGATTCGTGAACCAAAAGGTGATGTGAACCGACAATCACTCAATCTTCATCAGGCGGTTATTATCGGTGACAAGTTTATGAGAAAACTTGAAGAGGGTGATATGGAAGCCCGTAGAAAGTGGGGTAAGGTACTTCAGAAGAGAAAAGCTACTGGCGAGCCTTACATTATGTTTAAGGGTAATGTAAACAAGTCAAACCCAGAAGCATACAAACAAAACGGATTGAAAGTCTTTATGACTAACATTTGTAGTGAGATTACACT